TGGGCATTAACAGCTGTTGTTTGAGCACCAGTAGCAGTTACACTAGCTGTTGTAGCTAAACTATTAGCCTTGCTTGCAGTTACACTAGCACCGGATGCCGTTGTTAAGGCTGTTGTTGCGTCCTTAGAAGCATTTGTAGCTGTCACACTAGCTTCTGATGCAGTTTGAGTTGCTACAGTTACATCACTGGCTAAGTTTGTGGCTGTCGTCTGCGCCTTTGTTGCTGTTTGAGTAGCTAAGACTGCATTACTGTTAGCATCTGTAGCGGTTAGACTGGCTTCACTTGCTGTTTGAATGGCTGTAGTAGCGTCACTTTGTGCATTAACAGCTGTTGTTTGAGCCTTAGTAGCAGATTGAGTAGCCACCACAGCATCAGATTTAGCATCAACGGCTGTTACACTTGCATCACTAGCGGTCTTAGTAGCAGTAACTGATGCACTCTGCGCGCGGTCTGCAACGGTCTTAACCGCGGTAATAGACTTAGTATTAGTAGCAATCTCTGCCTTAGCGTCTGCAATAGCACTATTAGCTGCTGTAGCATTGTCTGTCACTGTCTTAGTTAAACTAGCTACTGCACTAGAATTAGCCTTTTCATTAGCACTAATAGCCTTAGTGTTGGCATCAATTGCTGATGTAGCCCTAGTAATTCGGTCATTAGCAGAGCTAATTGAAGCGGTCATACTGCTATCCAAACTAGCAACTGCACTACTATTAGCAAGTGCATTACTCATAGCCGTTTGGGCACTTGTTAGTGCGTCACTGGCATCACTGTTAGCAACTGCAACAGCACTATTTACATCTACGATTGACTGGCTATTGACCTTACTTGATTCAATCGCTTGGCTGGCTTGTGCTGTAGCAGAACTAGCAACATTAACAGCATCACTAATAGCGGTCTGTTGTTCACCAACTAGCTTACCAACCTTATTAAGATCATTTTGCATATTGTTACGTTGATTCGTGTCACCCACGTTAACCCATGAGCCATCAACCCAGACACTAGTTAGAGCTGTTTTCTGCTTGTCACTAATGTTACTAGCAACATCTTTATCCGCCATCTACAACACCTCCTGTTATTGTGTCATCATCATTCATTGAGTCCATATCATCAGTTGTTGCATCAATAGGCTTGACCCAGATAGCACCATTCTTAATCGTGTTAGTGTTACTTGGATCACTGTTTGAGTAGAACACCTGTGGGACTGAACCTAATTGAGCTTTCAACTCGTTTAAAATCTGTAAATTATTTCTGTTATTGTTTTGATGCAAAATTGAAGCCGGTAAATTATCATAAGTAATCTGTGTTTGTTGGCTTTCACTAAATGGATACCATGTATAGCTAACTACCGTTACATCAGTGGAATATTCCATAGTTTGGATATTTAGCCGTGCTTTCTCTCCTGCAATTGGCATCACATTGGAATTAAATGTAAGCGTGGTTGTAATAACAGGGTCTGGGGTCAATTGGGTTAAGCCATAGGCTTTCATGCTATCAGCGTTAGTAAAACGGTCATCTGACAAATCAGGCATAGGATGCAGACCCCAGTTGTTAATAGATTCCTGATCTGAAACAAAGAACGGATTAAAGTAATAAGTTTCTGTGTCGTTATCTGTATCAGTATCTGAATCACTGGTATCAACAGTTGCACCAATACATTTCACTTGATTGTATACAGCTGTAGAATCAATAGCTAAATCAATCTCTGATGTGTCATGAATGTAGTCAATCCGCTTTTGAGACTGCTTAACAAATGCATCAGCTGAATACACATGAATAACCTTATTTACACCTCTAATAATGGTGCCTTCCCACGTATCAATAATTTTTGAAGTCATGTCTGAGCCACTGCCATTACCTAAATCAGTAATTTGTTGCTTATCAAAACTTCCGTGAATAGCATAACTAAAGCCTAAGAAGTTAACTGAACTGTCTCCCAGCCAATAATTAAGCACGTCCTGAACCGTGTAAGTTAAGGTACCTGTTTGTACGTTATGCTGAAAGATTCGACTGAGTTCACTGTTTACATACTGAATTGCTGTTACTTGTGGAAGGTTAGTAGAAGTTAAGGTTGGCTGTACTTGCTTAACTACAAAAAGATCATCATTGAACGTTATTAAGCTCTCTATTCCAATTGCTGGGAAGCTGGGACTGCCATCATCATAGCCAGTGAATTGCACTTGATTAGTGTTGTTATTCTCATACTGGTAGTTGAATGTATTACGTTCATAACAGGTCAAAGGAATAATATTGTTAGACCCATGAGCCTGAATGGTCATGTTAGGGTTAAACTCTGCGCTGTCATCTATCTCTTCATCAACTAAGGCCGGTGCTACCTCTTCGTTAACCAAGATACAGCCATGTCTCATGGTAAATTCTGGGCAAATAGTTTGCTGGCGGGTACTCCACTTAGTAAGTTCTCCCTGATAAGCTGATTGAAAAACTAATCCATTGTGGGTAGGATCATCAGAGAATAAGCGAACGTTATTACCATCATGAAACATCTGTGGGGCTTCAACCCAGTGGCTAATATTACTTTCTAATTGCCCGTAATATTGTGGTGTGGGGGCAAAATTAACCTTTACTCTGTCATAAGGGCCTAAATAATTATTAGATCTGTAGATGTAGTTACCAGCTGTACTCAGATAATAAACACCATCTTGAATATAAATATCAGGGTCAATATTTCTAACGTTTCCCTGTTGTCCTTTATTCCATGTGATTGGCTGAGATGGTTCGCTAACTACCCCATCATTACTTAAATCAGCTATATACAACTTAAAATTTGCATCGGCATCAGTATTAGCACAGTAAACAATATGGCTATTACCAGCTAAATCAGTAAAGATTTCCGGTGCCCAAATAGTATTAAAATCACCTAAATTAAGATCGAGTCCTTCAAACGTCACAAAATTGGTTGTTCGGTATAAAGCATAGGTACCAATAATGTAGTAGTAACCACCAATCTTTTTAACACTAGCATCTCTTAAACTGCCTAATTGCTCAGTAAAGTATGCAACGCTGTTCCAATCCACTAAGTTATCAGAGTAGGCCATTGCGGGTACAGCGTTCCACACATTCGCGGGTGTCGGATCTGCATAGAAGCCAAAGTATACATAACGGTGGTTGTTAATTGCGTCTAAGGGTGCCAAGCTACCAACTCCTTTCTAAGCTATTTAAATTTATGTATTAAAAAGAGACCCTATTAAAGGTCTCTCTTATTAGTTCAAGTAGATAAACTTAAAGTGAAAAGTTACATCTAAATCCGCTGAACTCTGTATTTTTATGTCGTTAAATCCACTAGCTAAAGTTAAATATGAGAAGTCTGTACTGTTGTTAGCAAGCTCCCCGTTTACATAACAATTAACACCATCCCAGAGTAGTTCATCAGTAGCCTTTAGACTTCCGGTGTAACTTACATGGGTATCTGTGGTGTTATTGTATATGCTAACTTGACCGGTGGTGTTTCTTACAATTAACTGCAATTGATGGTGTTGAATAGGATCTACTTCAATATCACTAGCATTGTAAATCTTAAAAGACCTAATTGCGTTGTATTCATATTGAAGGGATTCATTCATAGGTAAGTTCATACCTAATTGCCACACTGCCTTGTCATACGTCATAACCTCATCTGAATAACCTAGTGAGTATTTTAACCCAGTAGGGTTATCAAACGGGATTGTTATGAGTGCTGTATTACTGCCGTCCTCAGTGGGTGCAACCGTAAAATTACCAGCATAAACGTACTTAACCTTAGCTGGCTCTGAATCAGTTCTAATCCGGTATAACCCTTTCTGACCAAAGAACCGTGCTAGGCTGTGTTTCTTCATTTGGTAGTCGTAGTAATCGTTAAACCTAAGCATGAACTTAGCGTTAACAACGTTCTGGCTATGAGTTTGAGTTACATAAGCAATGCCATCTAACCCATCATCAGTACCATATGAGTTAGTAATAATGGGATCTGAATCCTCACCCAAAAAGGTGAAATGACTGGTAATATCAGCCGTATTTACTTCAACTTCACTATTAGGGGCAAGGATAAACATTTGAGCTTTAGACAATCATTTACATCTCCTTAGTGTAGGGCTTGAAACCCTGATAAACTGGTATCTGTAGCAGTTTGACGGTAAACCCTTGATTTGTCGTAGCCAACTATTCCCTTAGTTGCAGTAACCTGATCTGCATTAAGTCCAATAATCGTGTTAAGCATGTTAGCCATAGCTTTAACCGTGTTAGTAAGCTCTGCAATCTGGTTACTTGCATCAGTAGTAGTAGCGGTAGCAGTTGAGCTAGTTCCAGCTGTCTTAATATCTATAACCTGCTTCAATACTTGCCATGCTCGTGAATCCTTAGCTGAATCAAGTGGGATAACAGCTTCTGGTTTATTGTGTTCTGCAATCTGTGCATATTGCCAGTTGCGTACAATTCCACCGTTAGCCCAGCCGTGACCATTACCAATATTGCCCCAGCCACCTTCACCACCGTGGTTAAGAGCGTTGATAGCAGCGGCTATTTGGTCTGATCCATTAAGAATATTAGTACGGCCTTTTAAAGCCCAAGTTTTGAAGGTTGATGGAATGAATTGCAGTAACCCTTGCGCTGGGTGTCCTTCACGGCTGTTAATATCACTAATACCTTGTTTAACTGTCGGATTCCCACCGGATTCTGTCTGAATTTGACGCAATAACTTAGCTACTTGACCTTCACTAATGTTAAAGTTCATCTGCCCAGCAACAGCTTTAATAACACTGCGCCAACGTTCAACACCTGATCCACCAGGGTTAGCCATGCTCTCAAACATCTTCTTAATCCATTTCACAGCGTTCTTAGCAACCATATTAGGTAGTCCAGTGATTAAGTCTTGTGCTAGGCTTATCTTACTGCTGGTGTTACCAATGAAATGCTTTAATACAGACTTCATAAACTCTTCTGGTGCTTTAATAATCTTGTCTGTATCTTCAATAACATCCTTAGCACCATTCCAGAGACCGCTAAAGAAGTCACCAACACCACTCTTGTACATAGGAA